ACAAAGAAACTCAATAAAATTAATATGTTCAAAGAATTTTTCATGAATGTACAATTAAACAACTAAATAAAAATACAAAATTACACACAAGGAGAAGAAGATGAATTTACAGAAAATGACAAAGAAACAATTGGAAGTACATGGTAGAACTATCGGTATTGAGTTAGACCGCAGGAAATCCAAAAAGGATATGATTTCTGAACTTAATAAAGCAAGTAAGCCAGTTGCTAAGAAAAAGAAGCCAGTTGCTAAGAAAAAGAAGCCAGTTGCTAAGAAAAAGAAAGTTATACACGGTTTACCACCGACTCCAAAGGTGGTGCCACCCGCTCCAGGGAAGAATTTCTGGGATAAGGTAAGAGAATTTTTTAATCTTTAAAATTATAGGGAGAATAATGAAGTATCAAGGTAAAGAATTGTGGGATAAAGAATGTGGAATTACCCAAGTATGTGTTATCATGGCTCTGTTAGCAGGTTCATTTTTAACATTAGTTGTTATTGGTTTTTCAATGATGGCAATAGCATTATTTTAGGAGAATAGAATGAAACAACTTTGGACTGAGAAGTATCGCCCAAATACATTAACAGGTTATGTATTTCGTGATAACTTACAAAAGAAACAAGTTCAAAGTTGGATTGACGATGGTACTATACCACATCTGTTATTCAGTGGTTCAGCAGGTGTTGGTAAAACAACTCTTGCAAAAATATTAATCAACTCATTGGATATCAATCAATTTGATATTCTTGAAATTAATGCTAGTCGTGAAAACAGTGTTGATACAATTAGGGAAAAAATTACTAATTTTGTCAGTACCATGCCATTTGGTGAATTTAAAATTGTACTACTGGATGAGGCGGATTATATGTCACCGAATGGTCAAGCCGCATTACGTGGAGTGATGGAAACATATTCATCTAGTTCTAGGTTTATATTAACATGTAATTATCCTAATAAGATAATCCCCGCTCTGCATAGTAGATGTCAAGGATTCCACATCGAAAAGGTGGATAAAACCGAATTCACAGCAAGGATTGCACAAATCTTAATTGATGAAGGGATTCAATTTGACATAGATACGTTGGATAGTTATGTCAAAGCAACGTATCCAGATTTGCGTAAGTGTCTAAATATATGCCAAATGAATAGTAATAGTGGGTCATTATCTGCACCGAGTGGCGATGAAGGCGGTGTTCAAGATTATAAGTTAAGTGCCGTAAGTTTATTCAAACAAGGGAAAATTAAAGAAGCAAGAAAACTATTGTGTACTAGCGTTAGACCCGATGACATGGAAGGAGTATACCGTTGGCTATATGATAATTTAGACTTGTTTGGTGATACTGATGAAACAAAAGACAAGGCAATCCTATCAATTAGGAAGGGTTTAGTCAATCATAGTTTTGTTGCAGACCCAGAAATTAATCTCAGTGCTACGTTGGTTGAACTAACAACTTAAAGTTCCCCTTCAAAATGTATAAATAGATACATGAAAAAGAACTTTTTAGACGATACTGTTGATTACTGGCAAGTATCAAAGACAATTAAAGAATTGTACCTTAGTGATGGAAGTGTAAACGCATTGCTCGACTTCGAGCGCGTGCTAGATGAAATTGATATTTACGCATTCAAAAATTGGGATTTAGGTGAACTAGTACAAGGACCAACGATTGGTCGTTATACAGTAACATGCACATTTCTTTGGTTAGCAGATAGTATGCCTGACCCACGCGGTGCAAAGCGTTTACTTCCATTTGATTGCACAGTTAAGTACAAGAAATCAGTGATGGAAATCCCTATTAAAGTTATGACATCAGATGACTTTCGTGAAGGTACTAAAAAACCAAAAATTATCAAAAAAGACATTTGGTTAGTTGAAATTACTATGCCAAAAGATTTAATTACAGACATTCAAACAGGTAGTACAGAACTCGAAGGTCAAGATATTGACTTAGAGGATTTAAACTTAGCGTACGAGCAAGATTTGGATAAAGAAGGAACCTCACAGGAAGCATAACATGAATCTAAGCGAAGGATTAAATCACAAAGATATGGTTGGGTTAATTAAACCAACGGTTCACATTGATGAGTTTGTTAGTAAAATGGGCAACGACGATGATATCGCTACAGTTAGTTTTTATACTAAGAACAGCAAAGTAGCAGATGATTTAGTTGAATGGTTTGAGAAAGGTTACGACTTTGTACTAGATGCAGACCGTAGTCCTGGTGAAATTAAACCAAACCGTTACTTAGTGTACGTTGAAGTTAAACGCAGAAGTTCACTGCCTAAACAAATCGAAGAGTTAGTTAACGATTTGGCATCATTAACGGAGTACGAAGCATCTGATTGGACTGTTAAGTACGACGACAGCGAAATGGACTTCGATGTTGATTACTTAGAATCACGTTTATTACTTAGTCCAAGAGAATACAGAATCAATAAGGAAGCAGACCTTAACACCATGCGTGAATCAGCGGGTCTCAAAACTGTTCCTGTTTACACAAAGGACACGGAAACACTGTTGATACAACAACAAGCAGGGATTCTATAACACAATCAAACACTAGAACTTGGCAAACTTGGCTAAGATACGAATGGTACTCCAAATATTATATATGTAAAATTCTGTTACTAAATACCTGCTATGGGAAATTTAATAGCATTCGGTGATAGTTTTACTTGGGGTTCCGAATTAAGTGATGAATTCATCCTTGAGAATAATTCAGAACTTAATTCCGTTCTTATTGAACGATATGGAAAATTACCAAATAAACATAGTAAATTAACTTGGTGTAGTTTATTGTCGGATAGTTTGAATAAAAATTATATATGCCATGCTAGACCAGGGTCTAGTAATCAATCAATCTTAAGAAGTTTCTTGTCAAATGCAGATAGCATAACTCCCGATGATTTAATTGTTATAAATTGGACATGGATTAATAGATGGGATTTTTTTGATTTTGATAACGATGAATGGGAAACTATACGACCATTATCAACTGAAACAAAAAAATCAAAATTCTACTTTAAGCACATTCATTCTGAGTTATGGGATAAATTGGAGAGTTTAAAATCTATCAACATCGTGCTCAGTTATTTGAAAGAACATAATATAAATTTTTTAATGACATGCGTTGATTCGCTGTTAATAGATGATGAATGGCATTCCCCACAATATATACAAGAATTGCAAAAACCATTATTGGGTAATTTACAGTGGTTTGATAACTGCGGTTTTTACGATTGGAGTATTAATAACAACTACGGCATAAGTGACAAATACCACCCATTGGATGATGCGCATAAAGGAGCGTTTGAATATGCAAGAAAAAACTTTAAATTCACGTAAAGAAGTAAAGCGATATTCTTGGAAATTGATGTATTTTCCACCAATAAATCTGTGGTCATTGCCCCACACACATAAGTATTCATACACAACAGAACAAGAACATGAATTTACCTAAAACATTATATTTCACTGGAGTTCCAGGAAGCAAATGGTCAGGAATCGCACAGATACTTGAATCACACAATATGTTTAATACTTCGGATAGAACACCTGAGCGTGAATATAACCACAATCAATACAGTGGTCACAAGGGAGCGTTTTTTGGAATGGGGATGGAATTTTATCCAGACCCAACAAAGATTGACCAAGCATGGCACGGTGGTGATGGAATTAAAATAGCAAAAAGCCACGATTGGGCATATATGTTAGATGTTATTAAACCTGGATTCATTGATGATTGGGTTATGATGGTGTATAGACCAAATGAAATCAGTAACGAATGGTGGCATCAAGCGGGAGGCTTTGATATTACCTACCCAAGTTATGCACATTATGAAAATAACGAGAATATGTACAATGCAATTAAAGAACAAAATAATAATATGTTAAAATTCGCACACAGACATAATGCAACATGGAATTACTTTACAACCGAATGGGTTAAGAATACCTTCGAGTTAGATGTAAAAGTAAATACTGTATATGACGACATTTTAGTAAGTATAATAAAATAATGAACACAAAAATATTCAAAAAGATTAACCAAATGGTTAAAGATAGTCCGCAATTATTATTGGATAATGATGCATTGAAATCTGCTATTAATGGCGAATTTTGTGTTAGCATAACACAACCATTTACTAGAATTGTAGACTTGGTAAATGAAGTTGATGTGGCTGTAATGGAGATTTATTTTTCTAAAATATGGCAACCAGAAACCAAGAAGTACAAGTACAGTGGACTTAGTATTATTGATGAGGTTAATGCACTTAATCCAAATAATGTATTGGATGTTGGTTGTGGATATAATGAATTCAAAGGAAAGATACAAAATTTAACAGGTATAGACCCATATAACGACCGTGCTGACCACATGATACATACACTTGAGTACACTACTGATATACTATATGACGTTGTTATATGCTTGGGTAGTATTAATTTTGGTAGTACCGACAAAATTATTAAGGAATTACAAAAGGTTGTTAGTTTAACAAAAATAGGCGGATTACTAATATTTCGTGCAAATCCCGGTATTCAACACAAAGCATTCGAAAGTCAATGGATTGATTTCTTCGATTGGAATACAACATTCATAATGAATATTGCACAGACGTTAAACTGTACCGTAAAAAAACTACACAGAGATATACCAAAAAATGCCGTTAATGGTGGACGGTTTTATTTCGTACTACAAAAGAATTAATAAATAAATAAAATTGTTACAGCGAGTGCTGTACACATCAAGCGAGTGCTTAAAAGAATTGTATATGCTAATACATATACGATATTTTTAATA